TATGAGTTTGCTTGAGAAAATGAAAAAAATCAATTCGTTGAAAAATACGGAACTGCTAAGTGAGTCTTCTTTTTTCAATAAAAAAGAATGTGTCGCAACAAGTGTTCCCATTATCAACATCGCACTATCTTCTGAAGTTGACGGTGGTCTAAGTTCTGGTCTAACTTTTTTAGCTGGTCCATCTCGTCACTTCAAGTCGCTTTTGGGATTAGTGATGGTAAAAGCATATATGGATCATCACAAGGATTCTATATGTTTATTTTATGATTCTGAGTTCGGAATCACACCAGAATATATCAAAACCAATGGTATAGACACTGAACGGGTGTTACATATACCAATTGAACACCTTGAACACCTGAAGTTTGATTTATCAAAGCGACTTGAAGCACTTGAGCGCGGCGATAAAGTTGTTATCTTTATAGATTCTGTTGGTAACCTGGCATCCAAAAAAGAGGTTGAAGATGCTCTTGATGGTAAATCAGTGGCTGACATGACTCGGGCTCGCGTGATGAAATCATTATGGAGAATTGTTACTCCGCATCTGACAACTAAAGACATTCCTTGTATTGCTGTAAATCACACATACCAAACTATGGAATTGTATTCCAAATCTGTTATGAGTGGTGGCACTGGTGGAATGTATTCCGCTAATCAGGTATTCATTATCGGTAAAGCGCAAGAGAAAGAAGGATCAGATTTGGTAGGATATAATTTTACTATCAACATTGAAAAGTCTAGATTCGTCCGTGAAAAATCTAAATTTCCTTTCTTAGTCACTTTTGAGGGTGGTATTCAGAAATATTCAGGCTTGATGGATATTGCACTTGAAGGTAACTTTGTGCAGAAGCCAAGCAATGGATGGTATGCAAAGGTTGACCAAGAGACTGGTGAATTAGGTGATAAAAAGCGTTTGGCAGACACGGATAATGCAGAGTATTGGGAACCACTGTTAGCTGATGCTAAATTCAAAGATTATGTGAAAGGTAAATATGGGATTGCTTACGGAAGCCTTTTGGCAGAAACTCCTGTTCTGGAGAGCGCCGAAGTCAATTGAGGTCGGGAAGGACTTTTCCTTCCACGACTTTGAAGATAGTGATTTGACTGGTATCCTCATACTCCGACCAGAGTATGAGGGTGTCATTTATTATTATACTAATGCCAGCATAGAAGAAGTTGGCATGGGCGCAAGACTCAAGTTTGGTTATCAAGTTGTCAAACCTGGTAATCACAACAAAAAAGACTTAGAAAATAGTGAGGAATTTGTTACAATGATAGGTGACATCCTCTCTCAAATTATTTTAACGGAAACACAAATTGAATCGCCTAGAAAAATCTATTCTGAAGAGTCTGATTTATAATGAAGACTTTACCAGAAAAACAATACCTTTCATTCAAGAGGAATACTTCTCTGATAACGTAGAGAAACTTGTATTCAATGAAGTTCGTGAGTTTCTGGACAAATACAAGAATTTGCCGACACATGAAGCATTGATTATTAATCTCACTGAGGGTAAGAATCATACCGAAGAGCAGGTTCGTGGCGCCATTGAGTTACTGAATGAAATTCATGAGCAACGTAATGAAGAAACCAACATTGATTGGTTGACTGACCAGACAGAAAAGTTTTGTCAGGACAAAGCAATCTACAATGCTATCATGGAATCTGTAACGATTCTTGATGATAAGAAAAGCACCAAAGGCAAAGGTGAGATTCCCAAGATTCTTGCTGATGCATTGGGTGTATCATTTGACCAGAACGTTGGTCATGACTACATCAGTGATTATGAAAGTCGTTTTGAATTCTATCACAGGAAAGAAGAACGTGTTCCGTTTGATCTGGATTACTTCAACAAAATCACCAAGGGTGGTTTGCCTAACAAGACACTGAATATTGCACTTGCTGGTACCGGTGTTGGTAAGAGTTTGTTCATGTGTCACGTTGCTGCTGGTTGTATCTCGGCTGGCACCGATGTGTTGTACATCACCATGGAAATGTCTGAGGAAAAGATTGCAGAACGAATCGATGCGAATCTGTTGAATATTGCAATCAATGATCTCCACGTTATCAGTAAAGATGAATATGTTCGCAGATTCAAAGCTGTTCAGAACAAAGCACAAGGTAAGTTAGTCATCAAAGAGTATCCAACTGCGGCTGCTGGATCAATGCACTTCCGTTCACTGTTGAACGAATTGCACCTGAAAAAGAACTTTCGACCAAAGATCATCTTTATCGACTATCTGAACATCTGCTGTTCCTCTAGAATGAAGATGGGTGCAAGTGTAAACTCATACACATACATCAAAGCTATTGCTGAAGAGTTGCGCGGCCTTGCAGTTGAATTCAACGTGCCTATCGTTTCTGCAACACAGACAACACGAAGTGGTTTCAGCAACTCAGACGTTGGCCTTGAAGATACCTCAGAATCATTTGGTTTGCCTGCAACTGCTGACTTTATGTTCGCATTGATCAGTACAGAAGAATTGCACCAACTGAATCAAATCATGGTGAAACAACTCAAGAATCGATACAGTGATCCTAACGAGAATAAGAAATTCGTGATTGGTGTTGACAAATCCAAGATGAGGCTGTATGATGTTGAGGATATTGCACAGAACATCATAGATTCTGGTCAAGTTGATGACAAGCCTATCAATACCTTTGGTAATCGTGAGCGTAAATTCAACTCAAAGTTCGAAGGTGTTCGTGTATAAATATCCAATAAATGGAGATTTTTATGGCCGCTCAACAAGGCTTCCAATACGAAATAAATGCCGCTAATGTCTTGAAACCTATGGGTCTTGTGCCTAAAAGTTTTAAGCCAGCGGGAGCAGGACATGATCAACCAGATTTGATGCTTGAACATAAGAAAGACAAAGCTGGTTGTGAATTGAAAATCACGGCAGCGTCCGCTGGTTCCCTTGTTTTGAAATATGATGCGAAAGATAAAAAAAGTCCCTGGAAATTTGGCAATGTCAGTGAAGATGATGCTGAAAAGTTCTTTATTAAGAATCTAGCTGAAGAAGTTGGATTATTCAAAAGACTTAAAGCTGAGTGGAAAGAAATTCCTTTCAAGAGAGATAAAGATCCATTATGGGAAGCCACTGCAGGTAAACTATCTCCTCAAAAGAGATATGAAAGGGATAGAGATACTTTTCAAGATATTCGTGGTGAGATTAGTGCAAAAGAAATTGAAGATTATTACAACAAAAAAGATACTTACTATGTAAATGTTGGCACTCACGGTTTCTACTTAATGGGCTCAAAAAATCCCTTAAAGCTGAAAGACGTTCCTCGCTTCGGTACTTCTGCAAAAGCAACTTATAGAGCCAGGGTTCAATATAAAGGTAGCGGCAATTATCAGTTCACTTTTGAAATGCAATTTTCTATACCATCAAGCAAAAAATCACCATTCAACATTGCTCCAGTTGATGGCAAAAGTGTCACAATTATCAAAAAAGATTTAAGTTTAGGGTGTTTTACGTAATGAAATTCAAAGAATTCCTAACAGAGTCCTCAAAAGAAGGCAAGAACGTTCACCTAGAGCATATCGAGGAAGAAGTTCTAAATCGCGGTGTAGCTGGTACGAGAGATGCAATCAACTTTTTGCGATCACTCAGAGACATGCTTGCTGGCAATTCAGACGGCAAGGTAAACATTACCACAAAATGGGACGGTGCACCTGCTGTATTTGCTGGCACTAATCCAGAGAATGGTAAGTTCTTTGTAGCCACAAAAGGCATCTTCAACAAAGATGCAAAGCTGAACTACACCGATGAAGATATTGACAGAAATCATCCAGGTGAAGGCCTGAATAAGAAACTGAAGGTTGCACTAGCATACTTGCCTAAGATTGGTATCGATGGCATTCTGCAAGGCGACATGATGTTTGCTAAAGGTGATATCAAGAAAGCAACGATTGATGGTGTCAAGTATGTGACATTTCAACCAAACACAATCGTGTATGCGGTTCCTGAAGATTCTGCACTAGCTAAGTCCATGTTGACAGCACAAATGGGTATTGTGTTTCATACGGCATACACAGGAAAGACAATCGCAGATTTGAAGTCTTCATTCAACATCGATATTGGTAGAATGAAAGCAACTAAGGATGTTTGGTTCCGTGATGCATATTTCGTTGACGCATCTGGTACAGTCACATTTACCGAAAAAGAGACTAAAGAAATCACAGCTATTTTATCTCAAGCAGGATCCCTGTTCCAAAGAACCAGTAGCATGACCCTGAATCGTATTGCTACCTCTGAGATATTCAATGTTCAGATCAAAACATACAACAACACGAAAGTTCGTTCCGGTGAACACATCAAAGATACAACGGAACATGCGAAAGGACTGTTGAAATGGATTGAAGACAAGCTGAACAAAGAGATTATTGCCGCTAAAAGAGAAGACACTAAACTCAAGCGTCAAGCTGAAAAGAATGAAATCATGCGATTCTATCGAAGCAACTTTGCCGAGCTTGTTAAGATTTTTGATATCATGAATATGATCGTTGATTCCAAGAATATCATTATCAAAAAGTTACAACAGATGCGTCAAGTTACTGGTGCATTCTTACGTACAGATGATGGATTTAAGGTCACGAATCCAGAAGGCTTTGTTGCTGTTGATCGACTAAAAGGTAATGCCGTCAAGTTGGTTGATAGACTTGAATTCAGTCATGCAAACTTCACCGCACAGAAAGCGTGGGACAAATAATGCAGTCATTCAAAGAACTGGTGAAAGAAGCATCTTATGCTGGTAACATCGGCATTATGGAACTTATCAAATTCAAGCAAAAAGCTACACCTGAACAGAAAAAGAAATTTGATGATCATGTGAAGAACAAGCGAACAAAGGATGCTTGGGATATGGTCCAGAAAGTCACTGGAGTTCAGCTACATAAAAGTGTGCATGAAGAAAAGAAGTCTCCTAATCCAGACATTCTGCCACCAGCTGGCGCAGGGCAAGAGGGCACAGACTTGCTAGTCAAGCGATACAAACGAGATACTCCAGGTCAGTAACTAACTCAATTATATTATGAACCCATTGATCACAGTAATTACACCAACAACAGGAACTGCTCAATTAGCTGA